CAATGTGTCAATGATTCGCTGGTGACGGTCGGCGTTGTATTTTGGCGGTCGTCCTGCCATGATCGATCTCCTTGGTCTGCCTTGCGTTGTTGGACGCAGGTTCGTCGGTATCGTTCCGTCGGATTGTCTGCGGGTCGAGGTCCCAGCCCTCGCCGGCGCGCCAGGCGGCACCGCATCTGCAGAGTATCGCCTTGGGCTCGACGATGGCGATGTCGCCGGATCGTTTGATGGTCATAATGCCGAGCGCCTCGCTGGCATGCTCGCCGTGAATGCGCTCGCATTTCGGACAGCGGAAAAACATCAGTCGTCGACCTCCTCGGCTCCGAAGTATTCGTCCTGGACGTAGCCGGCAGCCGCTTGGATCATCCCCATCGCCAGGATGTGGTCGGCGGTCTGGACGTACCTGACGCTCGATGTCATCGCAATCGGATCGATGGTGTGCAGGATGCAGTACGCCGAGATGCCGTGAGATCGAGCGGCCTTGAGGGTCTCGAGCAGCTGGTCGGCGTAGTCGTCGATGTCGCCGGCGGTCGTCTCGTCCGTCATCGCGTCTCCTCGATCCATTCGACGGCCGACAGCTCGACAGGATATGGATTGGTCGGCATGTCGATCGGCTTTACAACGACGTACTCTGTCGACTCGTGACCGGCGAGCGCATACTCGATGGTGTATTGCGCCAAGCAGATGACATCGAGCGCCGAGCCCTTGCGGTTGATGTATCGACCTCGCTGTCCAACGAATCGTTGCGAATGCTGGGATCGTTCGTGACAGAGCTCCAGTTGGAATTGGGTCTGCTGGAGCGCATGGGCCATGCCGTCGACGTTGTCGCGCATCTGGTCGTATTGGACCTGCGTCTCGCCGGCGGTGCGCTTGAGCAGCTCGATCTCGGCATCTGCCACGCCTCGCCCGTTGAGCCATCCCATGATGTTGCCGATCACCGCTCCGGCCAAGCCGGCGGCGACCATCTGCCAGTCGTCCATCTCACGCCTCCTGCATGGCATTGTGCCGTCGTCGATTGATCTCCGCCATCACGGCGCTGGCACCGTCGGCACCGTTGAGTCGTACCTGGCGCGCTCGTTGCGCCGTCTCGCGTTGCTGGTCGGCCTCGGTGCGCCGGCGTGTCTCAGCGAAACGATCGGCGACAATCCGCTCAATCGTCTCGCGCGCCTTGGCTTCGGACATGTGGAGTAGGCAATTGACGATGATCCGATCCTCGTCTGCATTGCCACGGCTCGGGAAGTCGTCGATCCAATCCGGCATCTTGGCCGGCGTCGGCGCGACCGGCATGCCGAGTAGACCATTGGCGGAGCTGGCGGCAAGCGCGCGAACGGAGTATTCCGCCGGCGCTGTGACCTGCCGGCGAGTATCGGCGACAGATCCCTCGACAATGACGGATTCGGCGATCATGTCGAGGCGCGCCATCTCGGCCTCGATCTGGGAGACCTTTGGGCGAAACTGCTGGTTGCGAATCCAGGCGATGATGTTGCCGGCACCGTTGATCCAGATCGGCCGGCTCTTACCCCAGACCGTGCCCTCTTCGTAGTGGGCCAATTCCAATTTGCGCCGCTTAAGCTTGTTCATCAATTGGCGGATCAATTCGATATCGACGTCGTCGATTTCCGCGCCGGGATGCCGACCCAGTTCAGTCAGCAATTGCTCATTAAAGCCGGCGAATGAGTCGCGGATGTAATTGGCATGTTCCTTTGTCATTTGATTTCTCCTCTGGGCTTGATTGTATCGTCGGGTCCGAATGCGTCCTCGATGGCTTGGCGCTCGCGCTCCCACTCGGGTCCCATGATCTCTTCTGTGAGCTTCCTGGCGCGAAGCATCCGCTGCTCCGTCGCTGACAACGGCCGGTCGATCTCCGAGTCCATCGACTTGAGTCTTCTACGCTCAATGAGAGTTTGAGATCGCGCGCGACCGCGCGCGTTGTCTACATCAAGCGTATCAGTATAGATGGGACTGGGACTGGGACTGGGACTGGGACTGGGACTGGGGGTTGAAAATCGTTGACCATTCGTTGACGAACGTTGGTCAATCGTTAACGCATCGTTGAAAATCGTTGAACGATCGTTGGAAATCGTTGACGAATCGTTGCCCAATCGTTGCCTCGCGGCGGCGCTAGCAAGCCCTGCTCGACGTCCAGCTTCGGACCGTTTCTCGCTCCTGGCAGTCTTGGCTTCGGGCGTCGATGCGTCGTTGTATTCGACAAAATTGTGGATTTGCCAACCACCGTCAATTGCAGTCCAGAGACCAGACTGAACCAAATCAGAGGCGTCGTTTTCAGTGCCGCCCAATACCGGCAACAATGCGCTCGGAATTACTCCGCCGTTGGATTGATTTCCGCAATAAGACAATGCGGTAATCCAAAGACCACGAGCGCCGGCTGGCGTGGCCAACCATTTGGGATGCAAAAACAGGCCGTCATCGACCCGCAACCATGGCATGGGGTTTGTCCTTGTCGTTTGTAGTTTTGGTCCCAGATCGACCGCCGGGGATCAGCCGGCGGTCCCGCCGAAGCGGACGATCAAGGACAGTGAATTATACCAGCCGTGCTATCCTCTGGCCGATCCAACGCATGACAGGCACAGCCATGCTGTTGCCTAGAGCCTTGTAGCGGGGGGAGTCGGGCGTATCCTTACCGCCAGGCTTGATGTCGGTCCAACCATCTGGGAAACCTTGGAGCCGTTCGCACTCCACCGGGGTGAGGCGTCGCACCGCCATATGTGCGAAGACTGCTGTTCCCTCGGCCTTGCCTTTATCAAGTGTTGGTGCGAGCGGGCTGGGATTCATGCTGTTGGTCGAAGATGCCCTTGATTGAAACGCCATCGGCTGTTGCACGGCCACAACGTTCGCTCCGCGGTCGGCACACGGGGAGGAATCATGGCGGTGCAATAGACTCCCCGCCACTGGGCCGAATTGAGTCATCGGCTGTTGCACCAGCGGGGTGTTGTTCCCGCCGGTGCCCCATCGCGCCGCCACGGTCGGGCATTGTTCCACCGGTCCCGTGACTCGAGAGTCGTTCGGGTGCGATTCGTACACTGCGGGGATTATCCTGCCGGTGTAGGCATCCTGCCCCGAATATGCACCGGGGTGAGTGTCAGCGCACAAAGCCCCTACGGTGTCCCACAAACGCTCTCCAGCGCCTTGCGTAGCATCTCCGGCAATTCCTTCCCGCGCTTCTCTGCTCGGCGGAGGATCCCTTCGCAGGCACGACGGCTCAAATAGTACTTCGGCTGAACGTCTTGCGTCTCCTGAAGAGTGTGCGACAACGAAGACACGACGGCGTCGCTGGGCCACTCCGAAGTACTGAGCGTCAAGGATTCGGTAGGACCACCCATACCCGAGTTGCCCCAACGCCCCGAGGAAGGAACCAAAATCCCGTCCTCCGTTGCTCGACAGGACACCGGGGACGTTTTCCCACACAACCCATTCGGGGCGGTAGTGGTCAACCATTGCAACGAAGACGAGGGCGAGGTTTCCTCGCGGGTCTTCGAGCCCTCGTCGGAGTCCGGCGACGGAGAAAGCTTGGCAAGGTGTTCCTCCGACCAAAAGGTCAACTGTTCCAGGTTCAATATCCCACTCCTTGAATCGCGTCATGTCCCCGTAGTTCTTCACGCCTGGAAACCGGGTTTGCAGGACCTGCGAGGGGAACTTTTCAATTTCCGAAAAGCCGATAGGCTGCCACCCGAGATCATGCCACGCCACGCTCGCGGCTTCGATGCCGGAGCAGACCGATAGATATCTCATGTCGTCTCCTGATCAAACGGCCGGCGAGAATCCCCGCCGGCCGTAGCAAACTCGACGTACCTGCGAGACGTCAGATCTCCGCGAACGGGTCCTCGATGCTGGGATCGAGGTCGCTGGTATCGGCGTCCTTGGAGACTACTTCGGCCTCGAGCACCAGCTCGTCGCCGGCGTCCTGCTCGATCTCCATGATGCGATCGTGCACGGCCGACCAGTGCTCGGGATCGTCGCAATCGAACGGCTCGGCACCCAGCCAGAGCTTGGACGCCTCCGCGCACAGCTTGCTCCTGGACGGCTTGCCGTTGTCCCCGATCACGTCGATGCCATGGCCGTTGGCGGCTTCGGCGAAGTCCTGCATGAGGACGATCACCGCCTTCCGACGCTGGACCTTGTCCATTGTCGCGGGAGAGATCTCGATAGGCTCGGGCTCCGGCTCGGCCTTGGGCTTGCGAGCGCGGATCGCCTTCGGCTTGTCCTCGACAACCACCGCATCGACAATGGGCTCGGAATCGCGCGAGGATAACCGTACAGGCTCGACAGCCACCGGCTCCATGTTGTACGCCTCCTCCGGCGTATACAGCCCATTCGTCGCGCCAGGGAGCACAGACCGCACTCCTTCGCTGACGCATCGAGCGTGGAGCATCTGGCGAGGATACTGGGCCCAGACGTCCTTGCCGGTCAGCTTGGCTGCCTTGGCTTGCTCGATGGTCCAGCGCACCGTCACTGTGCCACCTTGGGGATGGCTGAATGTGGCCTCCGCAGCCTTGTCGTCGCGCTGTGCCCACTTGACGCTGCCGCCCATGCGGACGAACTCGCCGAGCATCGCGTCGGCGCGCATGACCGGCCGGCCCTGGACAATGTGATACCGCTCGACGGCGGTCATCGGGTCGAGCCCCTTGGCTCGGCACAACAGCATCATCGCGGCCGCGGATTCGCGATTGCGGAATGCCGGAAAGAGACCACTCTTGACGATGACATCGGCCATCGTCATAACATCGGCGACGGACGGACCCGCCACCACCAGTTCACTGCTCATTAGGTTTCTCCTGTGTTGCCGGCCTACCGCCGGCGCGAATAGTGTACCACAAATTGATACACTACAACTGTTGCATCACCTGCTCGACGCGCTGGGCATCGTGGCCATGGCGCGCCTCCGCATCGACGATCACCGCCAACGCGTCGCGTACCGACCGTACAATCGACGTAGCGCCGGCCTCTGCGAGAGCGCGCTGCTCCGGCCGGATCGCTCCGCCCGGTCGCTTGACCTCGATGCCAACCCAGTCGCCGCGCCATCGAGCGCAGGTGACCATCAGATCCGGCGCTCCCGGCGTGTTGCCCTGCCATCCCACCGCCGGCGTCGAGCCGCCGCATCGCTTGCACTTGACCATGCGTCTGGTGCGTCCGATCTCGATCACGGTGTAGCCGTACATCGCCAGGACGTGCACGATCGACGTCTGGATCGTCGACTCCAGCGGTACCTTAGTCGCCATCATTTGCCTCCTTGTTGCGATTGATCCATTGCTGGACCATCGTCGCGACCCATCGCCAGTCCTCGTGGCACATCGGATGAGCTGTCGCCACGCCGTGCTCGAGCCGAAACAACGGCATCGATTGTGCTGGCGGCACCATGCCGGGTCGAATCAATCTGATGGCCCAGGTACGCGCGCGCCACGGCCGATCCTCCTGCGGCTTGATATGGGAGGCCGTATTGACAGGACCGAGGTATACGATGATGCCGTCGCGAGTCAGCAGCTCGGCGGCTTCGCATTTCAGCTTGATCCACATATGCTTGGAGCTGCGGTGCCCGCGGTGTCGCTGTAGTGCCTCGCTCATGCTGTTGGCCCTGTAGCCGCGGTTGCGGTCGAGGATATGCTGGCGCTTGGCTGGATCGGCGTATGCCTTGGCCTTGTGCTCGCGGCCGTACTGGCGATTGCAATCGGAGCAGAGGTTGCGGATCGATCCGTTTGGGCGAGTACGGCACGGTGGTATGCGGAACATCTCGATTGGACAAACCAAGCCGCACCCTTTGCAGGTGCGGCTTGTCAGATTGAGCCTAGGACGACCGATAGCCATCAGTCGATCCACTCCCAGTCGTCGGCAGTCTTGTCCCAGTACAACGCCTCGATTTCGTTGTTGCCATAGCCCATCGCCTGGCCTTGCTCCCAGACCTCCCGCGGTGCGCTGAAGTCGATGCCGAGTCCGGTGTATCTGCCGTACCAATACTGGCCTTTGGTGGTGTACTGGGGATCGAGACGAGTCGCGCGCAATCGCATGCCGTCGCACCAGCCGCGGCGACGTACACCCTTCGGCCGGCTATAGATCTCTTTCATGACCTCTTTCCAAGTCATTTGGCCACCTCGACGTCCCAGAGACCGTAGCGCTTGAGCGCGAGCTTGACGTACCGAGCATCCGCCGGCGCTGTCACCGCATGCATGTTGGCGATGAGCCTCAGATAAGAGCGCATGGCGCGCTCGGCGATGCCATCCGGCAAACGTCCCAGATCGCCCACGGTGACGTTGTCGAGTACCTGGTCGACGTCCCAGGCGGGATCGTCATACTCGCGGTCGATGCTGCGCTCGATGATCGGCTCCTGCTGGATTGCCAGCGCTCCGATTCGTTTGATCCATTCCATCTTGTCTCTCCTCAGACTTGATCTTGTCGCGCCAGTAGCCGCGGAACCATTGCTCCTCGGCCCATGACCAATCCGGCGGCGGCGCGCACCGCCGGTAGCGTTCGTACAGTTCGC